ATCCTCACCATACTCGGCAATGATCTGCTCATACGTATTCTTGTCCGTCCCCTCAACCTCCCTGGCATCAATCTGCCGGCCCTTCCAAAAATCCCGCTTGCCATGAAATGTCTCAAAGAAATATCCACTATTCCTCCTCGGATTACTAAACGCAAACCAGTACCTGTCTAAGATATTTTCAGTAAAAAACCCCGCACCCACCGCCCATATCGGGTCCGGTATCCCTGACGCCTCGTCAAAGATCAACATCATCCCGTCATGGTTGTGAACCCCGGCATACGCATCCGGGTTTTCTTCTGACCACAACTTGCCCTCTGCCGCCCAGTAGCGCGTCCCCTTCTTCAGATCCCGCTCAACGAGCTCCGTCAGCCATTGCGCCGGCACAATCTTCGTCGCGCTGATCTCCCACCAGTAGCTGTTGATAATCATCGCTTGCCACTTGGTCAACTCACCCCAGGTCACCGACCTTAACTGGCTCTCACTGTTGGCACTCACAATCACCGTCGAGCCAATCCTCGTCGTCAGCATCCACAAAATCAACCAACTCACCAGCGCAGACTTGCCAATACCACGGCCACTAGACACCGCCTCACGCAGCGTCTGCATATCCACCTGCCCCTGGTTGTCCTTAATGTGCTTGGCAATGTCCCTCAAAATCTCCCGCTGCCACTTCCTCGGCCCACTGAACTTGGCCAACGGCGTGTTTGCCTGACCCCACGGGAACACAAACAACACAAACGCCTCCGGGTTGTCCGCAATCGTCGGCGACCATAACTTGGTCATCAGGATCTGTTCGTCTTCGGCGCTGTAACGAGTTTTTTGCATTTTTCAAAAAATAAAAAAAATTCTTGTGGGGTCACCGTCACCGTGACCGGTCGGCCGCCGGCCCCCCCCCCGCCCCCTCGGGTCTACGGGAAAACCCTCGGTCGGCCCTGCCGGACCCGATGCGGTAGCCGTAGGGGGAATCACATCATTGCGCTAACCCGTTGATTTCATTGCGTTTTCGTCGCCGCGGTCGGCGATGTTACCCCCATTGTTACCCCCAACATACTCGACCGTAACAGGCGTAACGGCGTCCGTAACAAGCGTAACGGGGTCTGTTACGGTCAGTAACGGCGCGTCCATTTCCACGATTTCGGCCTCGATCAAGCGAGCTTGCGCCTGGGCGAGCGCGTCGGTGATGGAGATGTTGCCGCTCACTTCGATCTGGCGCGGTGCTTCGGTCCAGCGCATTTGCGTCTTGGTCCACCAGATGAGCGACGCCACGTCGCCGGCCATAGCCTTCTGATAGAGCGTCTGCCCGATGCCGGCACTAGCTTTAGCCCTGCCGCGCTCAAGCTCCGTTATGAAGTACTTGCGCAGCGTGGTCGTGTTTATGCCATCGCCAATGAGCGGCGCGATGTGGTGCTCGGCGACGCCCCAGTTCGCCAGCTTCTCAACCATCTCCCGATCTTTGTCATTCGGCTCAAACGGATTCCGACCTGCGTTTGGGCGAGCGCCTCCATTCTTCTTCTTTTCTTGAACTGAATTTTCAGTTTTCGCCATTTCTTGATTTTCCCCTTAAGGTGAAACCTTCACGTACCGTAACGGTCCGCATCGTACCGTAACACCGTAACACCCTAAAGGGTGTGTTACGTTACGTTACGGTAAACTCGCCTTTGCCGCCGTAACATTGTTACGCCATGTTACGGCTTGTTACGGTTGTTACGGACTAACTTTTATAATGAGTTTAGACGCCAAGACTGTATCTTTAATCAGCCATCCCTTATCGTGCTTGCCTATAATTTCAGCATCGGTGAGATCCCTGATGATCATCCCCGGTCTGGCTGAAGACTTCAGATGTTGATCGACCGAGTTGGTTTTAATGCCCTGCTCAAGCAAAAACGTCTTAAACGCCTCCCTGCTGACATATGGCATCTGATCCATAATTTCCGCACCGCCAACGAACCAAGCGCGTTCCAAATTGGCCTTATGATCTGCCAGCTTGTCTTCTTTTGGTTGTGGGATACGAAGATCGCCCTCGGCAAACATCTCAAACACCGCACCAGGCAGCGGCATTCCATCCTCGTCCTGCCAACCTAGGTCCACTGGGCTAAGACATCCAAACAGATCGCTTGGTTCTGGCGCATCTTTCTGCTTGGTGCAGCTAACGATGATCTCGTGACTTTTGCCGTGAACCAGTATGCTCGCGTCTAATGCCCCTCGCCACGCGCTAGAACCCCGCGCACGCTGTTTGGCTTCGTTACTGTGCCCAAGGTGGTGGATGAGCATAGTCGTGGCGCTAAGGGCCATTGAGACCACGTTACAGGCATTGATCATGGCGCGTGAGTCTTTGGCGCTGTTCTCGTCCCCTGACATATGGTTGTTTAGTGTGTCGATGTTGACTAGCGCAACTGGTTCTGAAGTTAACGCCCGGACGGCGGCGATTACCTGCGTAGCTGCGCCTGGGCCGTCCATGTCAATGGCCTTGTTGCTAATTAGCAAGTTGTCTAGACTGTTTACGTTGTTCCGCTTGCACCAACTGGCAATACGCTGACGCATTCCATAGTTACCCTCGCCAGCGAGATACACCACGATGCCAGGCTTAGTGCGAATGCCGTGCCAGTCGATTCCGCTAGCTATGCAACAGGCCATGTCCAGCGCAACGAAAGTTTTACCCACTCCAGACTCGCCATACATCATGGTTGTGGCGTACGCAGGAAGCCACCCCTTCACAATCCACGGCACGGGGCTTGGTTGGCCCAAGAAGCTCGTTGCGCGGGTCAGGAAGTAGTCACGTGTCGGCGACTCGGATAAAAGCGCGTCTGCGGCCTCTGAGCCTATTGCACTGCTTGCGGCAACGTCTGCGTCTGGTTCGTACCGCGAGACTGAGCGTGCGATCTGCTTGATCTCGCTGCTTGGTAATGGGATCTCGCAGCGTGTCTCGTTAGCAACACTTATCGCGGCCAGGATTTCGGCTTCGGTCATGCCGAACGAGCGCATCGCACCGGCCAGGCTCGTCAGGCCGTCATTGCGGTTGCCTTGGATCAAGTCGCCGTTAGTTGTGGGCGCTACCTTGCGCTGGCCGAGCAACGGCAACCAATGGGTTGGTATCACACTGGGTGCTACACCATCAAACGGATCGCTGGACGCCTCCCACTCGTAGGCGCGGCCCTCAATTGTGGACGGGTAAACGATGAAGTACCGGCCATCGGCTAACAGGTCGATGCCATCTGCCAGCTTGCAGGATCGGATGCCATCCACGTGCTTGGCGACGTAGTGCTGCCCGCCACCTGCGGTCATTGCCATCACACCATCAGAGATCGGGCCGTGATCCGAGAGCCATTGCTGCCAACTTGCGTCCCCTCCATTGCGTGGATCAATGTCAAACACCACGATACCGCTGGTGCTGCCACAAGCAATCCCTACGTTCAAGTTCGGGTTCTGACCCCACCAACGCTTGATCTGTTCTGGGTCTGTCGTTGCATCGTTGACCCCGTGGGCGGTAGCTGGAACCTTGCCGTTGGGCACCACTGGTAACACTCGCCAGCCCCATGAGGCGTATAGAAGCGCCGCATCAATCTTGTTCATTATCTGCACGCAGCTTCCCCTCGGTCTTAACTTCAATCTCGTATTGTCTGGCCATCGGGGGCCGGTCACCCCACCTGTATATGACCTGGGGCCAGACCCCAAGCGCATCTGCGAGCTTCTTCAAGCTCCCAAAATGCCGTATCGCTTCGTCGGTTGTCACTTTTTTTCCACCTTGGTTGAAACCTTGTGTTGACATCCTAAAGTTAAACAGGCAAAGTAGCAACAACTGCACGAACCGATGGCCGGACGGTGCAGCAACACAGAGGTAAATAGCATGAACGATTGGAACAATTCACTAGAAGTTTGGTTTGGTTCAGGCAAGTTTGACGCCAAGAAACGCGAGATTGGCTACATCGTCGGTCTTAACGATAACGGAACCGAGTTCGCTGCTTGGGTCCAAAACGGTCGCAAGATCGGTCGTAACTTCAACGACTTTGGCGTTACGCAACGGAGCAAAACCTTTGCAAGCCAACAAGAAGCTACGTCTTGGGCGTACAAGACTGCCAAAGAACGCATCGCAAACTTGTAAACCAACCGGGGGCCTCGGCCCCCACAACCAAGGAGTAATCATGAAGGTAATTCTTACCAAGCAAGAGATAGAGGAAATCATCCTCGCCTATGTTCATCGTGAGTTTCACGAGGATTTCAACACAATTGATTTTTGCGACTACAGCGAAGACGAGTACGTCACGGTCTTTTACTCAAACAAAAGCGACAAAGAGGAAGAAGGCGATGAATAAGTTTGAACATAAAGAAGACCCGCCTTGGGTCATCATCTTGGCGTCTGTAGCAGTTGGCGCATCAGCGGCCATCGTCCTGTTCCTCGCGCTTTCCGGGGGTTTGTGATGGCTGTTTTACTCAAACGCACCAAAGAAGCCACCGCCCAAGCGGTCAAGTTGCTGGTCTACGGCCAAGCCGGTGCTGGCAAGACCAGCCTTATCCCAACCCTGCCGAAACCCGTGATTCTAAGCGCAGAGGGAGGTTTATTGAGTATCGCCGATACCAACCTACCGTTCATTGAAATCACGAGCATGGTGGAACTCCAAGAAGCCTACAAGTGGCTTACTAGCAGCGCTGAGGCAGGTGAGTTCCAGTCTGTGGCTTTGGATAGCATCTCGGAGATCGCCGAGGTAGTGCTGAACGCTGAGAAGAAGATCAACAAAGACCCGAGAGCGGCGTATGGGGCGATGCAAGAACAGATGGCCGATGTTATCCGGGCATTCCGTGATCTGCCAGGTAAGCACGTTTACATGAGTGCCAAGTTGGAAAAGACGCAAGACGAAATGGGTCGAGTCCTATACGCCCCGTCCATGCCTGGGAACAAGACCGGCCAGAGCTTGCCGTACTTTTTTGATGAAGTGCTGGCATTGCGGGTGGAGAAAGACGCCGAGGGTTTTACCCGCCGCGCGTTGATGACTGATGGCGATGGGTTGTGGCTTGCCAAGGATCGCAGCGGCAAGCTGGAAGTGTGGGAAGACGCCGATCTTGGCGAAATTATCAAGAAAATTGGAGGTGCAGCATGAGAGTGTTTGATGACATTACGCTTGACGAACTGGCCGAGCGTTGGATTGGTTACAAGGAGGCCGAAAAGGTGGCCGTTGAGTGCCGCCGAGAGATCGAGGATGAGATTGCGAGGAAGGTCAGCTTTCCTGAGACGTTCGAGGGGACCGAAAACGTAGTACAGGTCGGCAGTCCGTTCGCAATTAAAATTGAAGGTCGGGTTAACCGGACGGTCAACGCTGACAAGTTGCTCATGATTGCCCACGAGACTGGTAATGAAGATCACCTGTCTACGGTGTTCCGCTGGAAACCTGAGATCAATATGACCGTCTGGAAAGCCACAGACGAGTCAATTACCAAACCGTTTGCGGCAGCGATTACTGCCAAGCCGGGACGCCCTAGTTTTACCATCACAAGGAAGTGAAATGCTTTTAGACGAAACCTATGACGTTGCCTCGCTGCCCCAGTCAGAGCGCAACTTTGAACCGTTACCACAAGGCTGGTACACCGCAACAATCTCTAACGCAGAAGTGATGCCTACGAAGATGGGTAATGGGAAGTACATCAAGATCCGCTACGACATCCAAGGCCCGACACATCAGGGGCGCGTGGTGTTTGGCAACCTAAATGTACGCAACCCCAACCCGAAGGCTGAGGAGATCGGGCGCCAGCAGTTGGGCGAGATCATGCGAGCCATTGGCCTGACTTCGTTGAAAGATACGGACCAGATGATCGGCGGCAACCTGTCGATTAAGTTGGACATTCGGATCTCTGAACAGCACGGCAACAGCAACGAGGTCAAGGGGTTTAAGTCGTTGTCTGGCGGTGCTGCACCTGCACCAAAGGCTGCGCCATCGGCTCCCGCAGGTGGTGTCAAGGCCGCGCCACCCTGGGCTAAGAAGTAATAGGCAAAAAAATGCCCCGGTGGAGTGCCGGGGCAAATAGATACCAAGGAGAGAGCACGAAATGAAAATACCTGACGCTCAGTATAGCATCCCAGAACTTGTAGACCAATACCACGCAAGCAAACCTGAGAAACCAAGGGCGCACCTTGGTGCAAGCCAACTTGGTCACCCTTGCGACCGCTGGTTATGGCTGTCGTTCCGTTGGGCCGTGGCATCCAAGTTTGAAGGGCGCGTGTTACGGATGTTTCGTCGCGGCCAAAACGAAGAAGCCACAATCAAGGATGATCTCCAAGCCATCGGCGTCCAGTTCAAGCCAGGGGTAGCGCAAGAACGGGTTGACTTTGGTTGTCACATCAGCGGGAGCATAGATGACATAGCAATCTCTGGGGTGCCGGGAGCGCCATCAAAAAAACACGTTTGTGAGTACAAAACCCACAACAAAAAATCGTTTGAACAAGTTGAAGACAAGGGTGTGGAGCGCGCCAAGTTTGATCACTTTGTGCAAATGCAGTCTTATATGCATGGCACTGGTATTGACAGGGCGTTGTATGTGGCTGTCTGCAAAGATGACGACAGACTCTATACCGAGCGGGTTGAGTACGACAAAGGCGTTGCCGAAAACGCAATAGGTCGTGGTAAGCGGATTGCATTGTCAGACCGGATGCCAGAGCCGTTAAGTGCCGATCCGAGTTGGTATCAGTGCAAGTGGTGCCCTGCGCATGAGTTCTGCCACGGCGATCGCCTGACCAAAGAGGTCAACTGCCGTACCTGCGCCCATAGCACGGCAACTGAAGATTCTAAGTGGATCTGCGAGCGCCACGCTGGTAGCGAGATACCCGTTGAATGGCAGCGTGAAGGTTGCGGTAGCCATGTCCTGCACCCCGATATGGTCCCGTGGCAGCGCAAGGAAGCCGGCGACCAATGGCAGACCATCTACGTCATCAAAGGCAAGGATGTTGTGAACGGCGAGCCTGGAGATGGTGTGTACGGGTCTAAGGAGTTGGTCGCCAACGCTTCTGCTTGTGCTGAGTCTGACGAAGGAATGATTGAGTTCCGCAAGATGTTTGATGCGCGGGTAGTTGGATGATCCTGCGTGACTACCAGCAACGGGCCATAGATGACTTGTACAACTGGTTTCTTGCCGGCTACGAAGGAAACCCCTGCTTGGTGCTGCCCACTGGATCTGGCAAGAGCCACCTTGTTGCGGCCCTTTGCCAAGATGCGTTGACTAAGTGGCCTGAGACGCGGGTGTTGATGCTGACGCACGTCAAGGAGTTGATTGAGCAGAACGCCGAGAAAATGTACGTACATTGGCCGGACGCGCCGCTTGGGATATATAGCGCCGGTATAGGGCGGCGTGAGTTACACCAGCCGATTACGTTTGCTGGCATTCAGTCGGTGCGAGATAAGGCGGCGCAGATTGACCACGTTGATCTGGTGATCATTGACGAGTGTCATCTGGTTAATCACAAAGACACTGGCGGCTATCGTGATCTGCTGCGCCAGCTACAACGCATCAACCCAAACCTGCGGGTCATTGGCCTGACCGCCACGCCATACCGGTTAGGTCACGGCATGATTACTGACGAACCGGCAATCTTTAACGCCTTGATCGCTCCGGTGACGGTTGAAGAGTTGATCTTCAAGAAGCATCTGGCCCCGCTGCGTTCAAAAATTACTGCCACCGCGTTAGACACAACCGGCGTTGCAAAGCGCGGAGGGGAGTTTGTTGAAGGCGAGCTCCAGAAGGCGGTCAACACCAAAGACCAGAATGTGCGCGTGGTGTCGGAAGTCATTGCTTTGGCTGAAGACCGCCAGCACTGGTTGTTCTTTTGCACCGGCGTATCCCACGCCAAGAACGTCTGCGAGATCCTGAACTATTGGGGTGTGCCGTCTAAGTGCGTGACCGGCGACACACCCAAGAAAGAGCGTGAAAAGATTATTGATGAGTTCAAGACCGGCAAGATCAAGGCGTTAACAAACGCTAACGTGCTGACCACTGGTTTTGACTACCCAGACATTGACCTGATTGCCATGCTGCGACCAACAATGTCGCCTGGGTTGTACATCCAGATGGCCGGTCGAGGTATGAGGCCAAAAAGCCACACCGATCATTGTTTGGTGCTGGACTTTGCCAAAGTGGTGGCAACGCATGGCCCGATTACAAACGTCCAGCCTCCCAAAAAGGGAGGAACGGGCGACGGTGTTGCACCGATCAAAATATGCGACAACTGCAACGAGATATGCGCATTAGCGGTGCGCGTATGCCCCGCTTGCGAGACGGATTTCCCCGCTGTTGAGCCTAAGAAGTTGAAGTTACAGCATGACGACATTATGGGCGATAACGGCACCGAGATGGCGGTCACCGATTGGTCGTGGCGTCGGCACGTTAGCCAAGCTAGCGGCAAACTAATGGTGTCAATCACTTACTACGGCGGCCTGAGCGATACCCCTATCACCGAGTACCTGCCGATACTGCATTCCGGGTTTGCCGGTGAGAAGGCGTTGGGTACGCTGTATTACATCGCCAACAAGGCCCAGGCGGTGCTTAATCAGATCAACGAAGTGGCTGAGTCAGACGCGGTTGATTATGTTGTGGCGCAGATGAACCAAGGGTTTCCCCCAGTATCCATTGAGTACAAGCGCGATGGAAAATTCTACCGAGTGGTGAGCAGAAAATGGTAATGCCAACAGAGCATGAAGAACAACGCGACTTGGTGCG